TTACGATCGTAAACTATTTTTTCGCTGATAAAATACAGAGGTTCTCCCTCCCGGCAATTCACGCTCAACATACCGATCCATCTCAAGCCTCACTCCCAGCATCATCAGCATGCCTTCAACAATCCCCTCCGCTTTGTGAAGGCGTTTACCTATACAGGTGTCAGAGCACCCATGTTTCCGTGCCAGCGCCATGAACGTCTCCCCCAACACGTAATAATCAACCAGCAAGTCATGCAGATCACTGTTGTTCCTGTTAAGGCGAGCCATACACCCGCATATAATCATCGCGTCATCGTCACAACACTGTGGACGTGATTTTACTTTTTCGGGGATCAGTCCCTTAAATCCGGCAGCAATGGGCGACCATGTAACATCCTCATAGTTATTTGCCGCCCATGCACCCCAGCGCTCAAGAACCTGCCGGATATCACGCATCAGTATCTTTACCCCATCCGCGATGAACCATAAGGACGCCATTGACGACGGCGTGCTTTTTCGCATCTTTATCATCAATGTATTTTCTGACTGTGGCACGATTGCAGTTCAGTATTCTGGCGACTTCTGTCTGATTTCCCCTGGTGCAGATCAGTAATTCAGGTATCGTTTGAATTTTAGCATTCATCAAATGTTCTCCAGTTCGGTGATTTTTATCCCCACTCTACCGCCAGGCACTTTCACGCCGCGAATTACGCGAATGTCATCGAATTGCTCGTCGTCTTCCGCAAATCCGGCGTAGATAAGAGAGTCGAGTAAACCTTTCAGGATGTTATCGAGGTCGCGACGACGGGAATCTGGTGGTTCAGCAATAATTGTGATGCGAAGTCGTGATTTAGTGAAAATGTCTAATCTGAGTTGCCGGATGATTTGCTGTACGTCTTTTCGGTATTTCTGGCCTTTATCGCTGATGTAGTACTGGCTTCCCCGTCTTCGCCAGTAGGTATTCACCGTCGGCGGCCAGGGAAGCACAAACTCATATTCATTCATGACTTAATTTTCCCCTCCTTCAGCAGTATCGCCTGCGTCCTGATCACGCCTTCCAGGCGGTAAAGTCTGGCGTCGTTGTTGTCGAGAATGCGAGTACGGCGATCGATTTCATTATGGCAGTCACTACAGGCCCATGCAGCCAACAGGTCATCTGGCTTCATTCCCCTTCCGCAAATTCCAGCCATTCGGTAATGCGCCAAAACTGTAGTTTCAGGATTGCCATTGCATACGCCGTAAATCCGTACCTGACATTCTCTGCCACGCGCTTCTTTGCGTAGGTTTGCCATCATCTTATTCCTCGTACATTGAACTATCCGGAGTGACTATTAAATCTTGCACGACGTCTGAGCCACCGGACATCCCACAGGTGAGACGTATAATTGAAGGTTTTTACATCAGATTCGTTGGGGATTGGCCTGGGTTTATTTCGGGAGCGTTTCGTTGGAAGGTAATTGCAGTTTTCACAGACTATATCGGTAATGCTTCGTCGCTGTCGTCTCATTCATACCTCCTGTCGGTAAATCTGACACCCTGCTCCACAGCCCAGGAAGTTGTGTACTCAATCAGGCTTGCCATACGCTTCACGCTCATCTGCGCACTGCTTTCGCGGATATTGACGTATTCACCTTCAAGACCTGGCAAAACATCAGCTTCCTGTTTTGTCGCCACGGCATGACCACTGATTAACAAAACTTTCCACTGTTCTGGTTTTAGCCATCTGCCGCACCACTGAACCTGTCGGGAGATATCAGCGACCATCGCGTGAAATTTGGCATTTTGATCGAGATTCCGCTTGTAATCGGTGATGCGGATCGTAACGGGTTTGTCTTTATCGAGAGTTGTTGCAAGGATTGCGTTAATGGCGAATTGTTGCTGCTGCTTACTTCGGAGGAAGATAGTCTGGTTCATTATTCCCTCTCACTGGATTTTCCCAACAAAAAAGGAGCCGAAGCTCCTTTGGTTTCAGAATTCAAATTGTCTTGCCCGCAGGCTTTTCAGCATTGGTCTGGCCCGCTGGACAACGAAACTTGACTGGTCAAGCTGTGCCGCCTCCCGCAGTAGTGCTTCCTTGTTCTTCGTCACCATGTAGATAGTCTCAAACGCAATGTCATACAGCTTGTTCGTGTATGATGAGTTCAGCTCTTTCATGATGGGATACAGGTGTTTGCTGAGGTCCTGGGCTTTTTCCATCCAGAACTGCATGTAGCAAAGGAGGATGATTTCCTCGGCTGTGAATTGCGGCTGAATCTGCGGCTGCTGTTCGGTTTGTGTTGTTTTTCCCTGGCTGAAATAGCAGTCTTCCAGTTTTTCGAACACTTCCCACGCCTGATCGGTTTCGAGCATTTTTGCATGACGGGCAGCGCCGCGTTCTGTCCAGAGGATGAGGGAGCGGGTTTTTGGGGAAATTTGTAAACCTCTTTGAGAGGTTCGCAAACTATCAAGTTCACAGCCACTTACTTTAAAGAAGTGTTTTCCTGCAATGAAACGACATTCATTACGTTTGAAGTTCTGCCGTATATGTTTTTCTTCAGTTTTGTATAGATTTGCCAATAACCCTGTTGTTATTACAGGGACGTTAGAGTAAGTAACGACGACGAGGGATTCTACAGCGAGTTGCATGGTCATAACGACCTCCTTTAGCTTTTTCTGAAATTACCACCTCTGATAGTGGTGTCGGGAGGTTCAGAACGGCCTAAAGAACCGCGGACTTATTCCCCTTACGGGTGTTGTATTCGTCGCCCTCCCGACATTGTTCGGGGATGTGACAGCACATTGTGCTATCACTGAATAACAGGCATAAAAAATCCAACACTGACGGGGTTGGTTTTGTCCGCTTTAGAGAGGTTCTGACGCCTCACAAAGATAAATCTACAAGTAACGACCTATAACGTCAAGCCTGATCGGTTTCGAGCATTTTTGCGTGACGGGCTGCGCCGCGTTCTGTCCAGAGGATGAGGGAGAGAACGTTACGGGCGATTTTCACAGAAGGTCTTAAAGACATGCTGTGCTTAAATTCGCGCAACTCCTCATTCTCAAGTAAAAAGTAGTGCTTACCGATAACAAATCGTCCAGAATTCCGATTGAAGTTTTTTCGGATGTAATCTGGTTCTGTGCCATATAAGCTGGCAAGAAGCTCTGTAGTCACCACAGGTATATTACTAAATGAAATTATGGAGAGGGACTCCACGGAGATGGTTTTCATGCTTTGTGTCCTACTTGATATTTTGATTTACCCCTTTTGAGAGGGTGACCGGGCGCTCAAAACCGCAAGTAGTCGGCGGGCATATTCCCATTGCTGGTGTTGTATTAGCCGCACGCCCGGTCATAAACCAAGAAGACTGGACACAAAAAAACCGCATGTCTGTCGGGCGCGGTAACCGCTACTTGCTAAGGTGTTTTGAGCACCTGAAGCAGAGTATCCGACAGAATGTGTGGTGTGTCAACATTATTTGATACTGATGTTGACATAATTGAGTTACGTGGATATAGCTTATCTTTTATAAAGAAACTAAAAGGATGTTATATGAAAAAATTAATATTAATGATTTCTTTATTTCTATTACCATTAAGTTCAAACGCATACAATACTTATTATGAATATCAAGAGCTTATTGGTTATACAGTCAGTATAGTCTCAAAAGTTGATGGCGATTTTGAAGGTTGTGACTACGGAAAAACAATTGTGTTACAAAATGGAATGACATTAAAGTGCAACTCATATGGATATAATTATCATTATTCTCCAACAGTTATTGTTTTTGCCAAGAGCTATAATAACTTTTACTCTGTAAAGGCAATTATTAATGACAAAATTTATGACATGGCACCAATTGCCAAGTGAATTAAATATTCAGACAGATATCAGTAATATGACACACGATGAAATGGCAGCTAAATGGATGGAGGATCCTGCTTTTAAAGCAGAATACGACGCCATCGCCGACGAGTTCGCACTGCTTGATGAAATGCTGGCAGCACGAAAAGAAGCAGGCTTAACCCAGGCTGAAGTTGCTGAACGTATGGGAACAAAAGCGACTGCGATCACCAGAATGGAAAGCAATCTTGCATCAGGTATAAGCGGCCCATCATTTGCCACACTGAAAAAATTCGCCCGTGCTACAGGGAAAAAACTCCAGATCCGCTTCGTTTAACTCTCCACTACCGCGTCATTCTGGCGGCGCTTTACCCCAGAGAAATATCAATCACCGGATTGCCACATCCCACTCCGGCTCCTGCCATCTCAAATCCGGTGAATCATTTCTCGCCGGAATAACCATTACGTCCTTTTCCATCCGCTCCCTTTCTATCGCCATCACAGCCAATGCTGCAACCATGATGTATTTTTGTTCGTCGGTTCCTGTTTAATAACGACGCATGAGGGTAAACTCGGGGCGATCAGTAACCTCAATGATTTCGTTAATTTCTTTAATTTCGAGAGGAATATTGATTTTGTTGTTCACGTCATAACCTCAATATTAAAAATTCGTTAACATTAAATTTTGAATACCGGATGTTTACCCGTGTCCGGCACACGACCTCACGTTGCAGCGCGAAGGTCTCCATTTTTCAAAACAGAGCAACAATGGAGGATAAATGGAGGATAAATGGACAAAAAACTCAATCAGGCTCGCTGGAATTTTCATTACGAAACAGCCCGCTCAAATTACTTTCTTGAATGCTTCGGGGACTCTCTGGCTATAAAAGAGGGGTATCCAAGGACTATTTATGGCTTTGACGCAATATATCTTTATCTTGCCGGAAAATACGGATGGACTATTGCTCAGTGTCGTTCAATGTCGACTGAGGACATTCGCCTTGCTCTCGCAACAGAGCTAGAAGCATGGACACCCCCTCAAGATGTGATGATTGATTAGTGTCTCTCCCGGAATGATTGATGTTGTTAAACTCAAATATCTTGCTCCTGGCAATAGCCTCAACGGTATTCCAGAATACCGATGGTTCTGTTTTCTGCTCTGTTTTATCAGCAGCAGAAAGTAACGTTTCTGCGCCTTTCTCAAATTGTTGTTGATACTCATCAAGCCAGGTCAGATCAGGAGTAATTCGTACCAGTTCGAGTGAATATTCCATGGCATCCGTCATGTATTCTTTCGGGATGCCATTTTCTTCAAGAATTTCCTCAACCTTCTGGCGAATAACCGGAACCAGGAAAAGCAGTTTTGTTTCACAATTGCCGAGTAGTTTTTCCAGATCGCGCACAGCCTCTTCTGTCTGGCGCTTGCCCATCATGGATTGATGCTCTTTATTCAAATGCATGTTTAGCTCCTGTTAAGCCAATACACGGCTATGCAGACTGTTATTTGCCTGTGCGCAACGTCTATAGAATGCCAGCACACGCTGCATTGCTTCACTGTTACGGCACTCGCGACAAATTGTGTTGTAGCGTCTGTCGTAGCGCCGTATTTCCCCATCGGGTAATGCCCGGATAAGACCGGGATCAACGACAACCGGTTTCTTTGCCTTTGCTCTCGAGAGTTTTTTGCGGGCATTTTGCCAGTCCTTACGCGCCTGATCAGACGGGAATAAACCATAACCTGAGTCGAATATAGCGCCACTGACAACCAGTTCTCTGGACAAACGTCCGACAGCTGTCTTGCTGACTCCGGTTTCAGTAGCCAGTTGCCTGAACGTTCCCCGACCATTCAGGCGCACGAGCTCCACAATACGCGCCTTCAGTTCTTCCCGCTCTTCGGGTGTAAATACTTTTGCCATAAGCTCTCCAGTTATCACTTTTCCGATGCAATACTGCTGGATGAATCGGTAATCTGCATGACAATTTCCCGGTGTTTATTCAGCTCGCGTAGTGCAGCACAGACACGCTCCCACTTCTGGACCTGTTTTTTGGCGCGACGAAGTTCACGACTGGCGGCCCGTAGAGGTGGAAGGGTCACTGCACCAGCATATTTTTCGGTGAACGACGGAACATCCTGGATAAACTCATCTGTACAGGCCTTTGCCGTGCCCTCTGACATCAACGGAGAACGATTCAGTTCGTCGCCTGACGCGCTGTTTTCTGCTTCGTGGTGTGATTTCTCATCCTGCGATGATGACGCGCTCAAATCGCCGTTTTCAACGTCAGGCACTTTATAACGGAATTTTCCCTTGATAGACACGCGCACCAGGCGCCCCGTTGCTGTTACTACCGCCAAAGTGGAAGCAACCTTACGAGTGGTAACTCCGAACTTACCCGCTATTTCTTCACAGGTTTTAGCCCCCTCCTGAGCGATAAACTCAATCATCATGTCAGCGCTAACTTTTGGAGCGACCTCTTCGGTTACCACATCCGGCGCTTCAGATTGTAGTGCCTGCCCTTCGGTTACCCCGGATTCACCTTCGACAGCCAGAAACCAGGTGTGACCCGTTTTATCAACAACGCCATTTTTTTTGAGTTCCCACAGTTCGTTAAGAACTTCTTCACGGCTGATATCAAGCCGCGCCGCCAGTTCAACAGAATTGGCTTTTCCCATCGCTTTCAGTGCATGCAATACGGTTTCCATCGAAAATTTACCTCGTCAAAAATTCTCACATACCCTGACGCCCAACGTTTGATCGCCAGCTCTCCCAGTTAAAATTCACCCAACGACCACCGTTCATGGTCATACGGTCCATCACCCGCTCGCCGAGGAGTGTGCTCATAGCTGCGTGATTCAGGTTCGTCAGCATCCCGACACTGCGCAGTGATGCCGTTCTGCGGTCGACGATCTGGTTCAGTATGACCTGCTCGTTGCGCGTATCCCGCTGCATGCCAATTTCATCAAGGACCAGAAGGTCTACCCCACAAAGTTCCTGTAAAAATTTCTCACCAGACTTGCCGTTGTCGTAGCCGTCATGCAACACACTCATGACATCGGACACGGTGACGATAATCACGCTTCTCCCCTTCGCCATCAGCCAGTTGCCAATCGCTGCTGCAAGGTGATTTTTCCCGGTGCCAGGTTTACCGCTGAACACGAAATTCGTGCAGCCGGTATGCAGTTCTGCCGCGATGGATTTTGCCTGACTCAGAGCATGGCGCTGACCGTCGTTCTGCACCCGGTAGTTCCCGAATGAGCACTTCCTGTGAAGCGGCTGGATGCCCGAACGATTCAGGATTTTTTCAACCCGCGTCTGGTGATTCTGGCGGTTAACTTCCTCGCTGCGCTTCCGGCCCTCAGCCAGTTGCCATTCCCGCCATTCGTCGGTCGTCCGGAACGGTGCTGCCACGTGCGGTGGTGCCAGACGGCGCACCCGTTCAAGAATCCCTCCTGTCGAAATGTTTTTCATGGCTGATTACCCCCTGAAACCCGGCGGAATTTCGGTGTCCGGTTCAGAAATGTGATTCACGCAACGCAGACTGACTGCGCCAGCCTTCGGCAGCGACCACGGATTTTCGAAATTCCTGTTCGGGCCAAAAAACGTCGATGCCTGCTGAACAAATTCAGTTCCCGCTTTCCCGGTAGCCTCCAGGTATCTTGCGTAACGCCTCACGCCATCCAGCACGACATCCGGTGACACCCCTTCGCGTAATCTGGCCCTCCAGGCATTGAACGCGGATTTCTTCGGGTTTGACCCTGCCCGATGCGGATATTCACGCCAGACCCGTTCGAACACGTCAGGATAATCAACTCGTCCCGCAGACGGTCCCGGCATCGCCCGGGTTAACCCAATCGGCTTCCCGCTCATCGCGGAATCGGCTTCAGGCTGCTGCGGTTGGTGTTGTTGCTCCGGTTCGACGAGCAGCACCTGCTGCACACAACGCCCGGAATCTGCTTCCGGTGTCATGCCAGCTGGTCCTGGACGTTCAGTCAGAACGGGACAAGAATCCACCAGTGGATCCGTGGCGATTTTTTCGCCATGGACCAGAAGGGTTTTATCTCTTTCCTGTTCCTGTTCCTGTTCTTGGCTTGAAAGGGGCTCTGAAGGGGCTTCAATTTTCCGACATGATTCACGTCTGACATCCAGGTGGAAATCATCCTTATATCTATCATAAAATGATGATAAAAAAGGATTTTCCAGCAACGCGGAATATTCATTTCTTACCCCAGCACAACGGTTATCGCCAGGTTTCAGCGATTCACCAACCTGCCATGCTGCCATTTCATGCACCCATACAACCTCAGAATCATGGTCATAGCTGCAAAAACCAGCCTCGCAAGCCATTTGAAGCCCCTTAGAAGCCCCTTCAGGATCAAGTCCGGTTTCGTGAGCAATGTACAAAACAGGCAGGTAATAAAGGCCCAGCATATTGGAATGAGGCGAGGTCATCATATACAACGCCACTACCATACATTCCGGACCAGACTTCCTTAGTTTTCGCCCTGTATCGCCTAACCAGAACTGAGGTGAAATTGTTGCGTAATTACGCATAGTCCCCTCGCATACAAGATTTACTCCATACCGCAGACGGTCCCGGTATCTCCCGGGTTAACCCAATCGGCTTCAGGCTGCTGCGGTTGGTGTGACTGCACATTGGTGTGACTGCACATCTTCACAGACGGTCCCGGTATCTCCGGGTTAACCCAATCGGCTTCAGGCTGCTGCGGTTGGTGTTGTTGCTGGCGAAATTCTTCCAGATGTGGCAGAATTATTCCCGTGTATTGCTCCATGCCCTGCCTGAATATCAGATATTCATCAGGATTTGCTCAGAACGTCCGGCCCCAACCGGACGTTTTTTATTTGCATGAACGTTAATGGCATGCTGGAAAGCCCGGCTGATCGGACTGATATCAGATGCCATCTGGAACGCACATAAAATCGCCGCGATGTATCGCCAGTCGGTACGACTGACCTTCGATTCATGGCAGCCAATCATCTTCGCCAGTCCCCTTTGCGTCAGAGCTGACAGGTTGATAAGTAAATCCGTTTCAGCGCGATCGATATCGCGCTGCGACAGTTTGCTGTAACTTGTTTGTGACATTTCTTATGATTCCAAATAGTGAATAGTTAGTTGAAAGGTATGCGTGGAAACGCATATGGCCTTAGTTGGTCAGATATCTTGGGGCTCGCTTTTCAGCGACGTAGGACGAATGTCCATTGTGAAAAGAGCAGTGTTAATTGAGCTTATCGTTGACGATCAGGATTCGCTACATTGCGTAACCATTCGGCGGTAAATTTGCCATCAGATGCATTGGCGAGAATTTCCGAATAGTTGGTTTTCATCGTGTATTCGGTGCGAGGTAACGCTCCGTTTTTAACCCACTTATGAATTGCAACATTTGACAACCCGCATAAACGGGCAGCGACTGTTTGACCACCAACAGCTTTTACTGCGAATTGTATCGGATTCATACTGCTATCCATTAATTTAGTTAACTTCGAGTTAATGTTAACTATTAGCTGACAGTTATGTCAACTATGTTTGATAATTAACGTATGGTTAAAAAAGATGAACTAAAAGAAGCGTTCTCAAAGAGACTACTACAGGCATTATTAGATGCAGGCGTGGGCGGACGCGGTCAGGCTAAGCGGATTCAGAATGCAATGAAACTGCGAGGCATTGATATCTCTGAACCGGGGATCTGGAAATGGCTTAATTCTGCATCAATTCCAGAAAAAACAAGTATTTTGGCACTTAGTGACTGGCTTTCCGTGAAGCCGGAGTGGTTGGAGTATGGCAGTAACGAGCCATCCGTAAAACAGCGACCTTCAATTCCAAACGAATCAGAATGGGGTTCCCTTGAAACTTGGGACAGAAATACACCACTACGAGATGATGAAGTTGAGGTGCCATATCTGAAAGACATTGAGTTTGCATGCGGTGACGGAAGAGTTCATTGCGAAGATCATAATGGTTTTAAATTACGCTTCTCAAAAGCAACCCTGCGCCGTGTCGGAGCTAACAGTGATGGTTCTGGTGTGCTTTGTTTTCCGGCTACTGGTGATAGCATGGAGCCCGTGATACCAGATGGAACAACAATCGCAGTAGACACAAACAACAAACGTATTGTTGACGGCAAACTCTACGCCATCGCACAGCCTGGTGTCGGTGATGAAAAACTGAAGCGTATAAAACTATTGTACAGACGCCCCGGTGGAAAGCTAATCATACGCAGTTATAACAGTGAAGAGTACCCTGACGAAGAAGCAGATACTCAAAGCGTGGAGATTATCGGAAAAGTTTTCTGGTATTCAGTTCTGCTTTAGCCCCTCTCCCCCCGGCCTCAGAGCCGGGTTTTTATTAACCCAGCTAGCCAAAACTCATCTATCCTAGCTTCTATACCCCTTCATACTTGATAACCGTCGCTCACCGAACAAGCAATAATAATTAACTAAAAATCAAAAACATAGAATTCTCCCACAATAATTTTAACTTTTGGTTATTGACTAACGCTAACCAGCAGTTAATAATCATTTTGCCAACAGGTCACCGATAACAACGCGGCCCCAATTGGAAAGCTCTTTAAACAACGTCGAACACTCGACTACGTGGCTGCAAAGCCAGATCGCCCAACCGCATAAGCTGTCGGGTGCAATGCCGAAGCAATCATCTCAGGGGAGGCTTCGAGATTGCATCGCCAAAGTTTATTCGGGGGAAATCTATGTCCAGAAAAACAGAATTTAAAGGCACCGCAGCTTCCCGCCGCAGAGCACGCAGGGCCGAGTTTCAGGGTCTGGAGGCATCAAGCGCTGATAAACTGCACCGCCCCACACCTTCACGGGTGTACTTACAGTGCAAACGCAAAGCCGCAATGCGAGCTGAAGTAGTCACGATAACGACATTAACCAGAAAATATGAAGGCTCTACTTGTCTTCCAAACACTGCACTTTACGCAGCTGGCTATCGCAAATCAGGAATAATAACAGCGAGGTGATTGATGACCACGCCTTCAGTTTTGCCGCAAAAATTATGGCGTCCGCTTGCAGAGATTAAAAACTTCGTTGAAAAAATGCCTGATGGTGTTCGCCTTACGGAGGTTACAAAAAAAGTTAAGACGTTTGCCGAACTGTCAGGAAAAGAGAGAAACCAGCTCATCGATTTTATCGATAAACGGGAAAGCATCATTGTATTTAAGGTCAGAAAAGAAGGTTCTGGTAACGGAGTAACCTTTTTCCGCCACAAAAAATATGGATATCCCAAACGGGAAGGAAACGTCACAATCATTAAGGACCTTCAATCAAAATTATGTACCAAATGCGGGCAGACAAAATCAGTCGATGATTTTTATTCAGATGCAAGCAAACGTGACGGGAGAGCCATTTATTGCAAGAAGTGCGAATCTGCAATGAAACGCTCACGCAGAGAATGCAACAAATTAATTCTGCAACAACAGGAACCTGAAATGAATAACCTAAAAGCAGTTTCACCTTCACCAGAAATACTCAGAAAGCAGGCGGAAGAATTGCTGAAAGCCGCCGAAATTGCGGAGAAAAAACGCCAGGAAGATGATGTATTCAACAAAAAACTTGCGCCCTTAAAACTTGAAATTCTTCAGGCCGCCGGAAAAATGCAGCTTAAACTGGACGAATTCATCGACTGTATGGATGAAATGAATAAAGCAGTTCAGAAGCTTAAAGAGCTGACCGCCTGATATTAATAAATTGCAACTACCGGAGTTAACTATGAACGAAACAGAACTGAAGCACATTATCGCCCTGCTTCTGGAAGATGCCAGACAGGTTTATCGACTTAGCCCAAACTCCGCAACGCAGGAACGCATCCGGATGGCAGAAAAAGCACTGAAACAGGAGAGTGAAAATAACATATCCGAAGTTAGCGCGAATGGTGAAAATGAAGCAATAGAAATAAACAGCAATATCAGCGACGGCGTAATAGCTTCATCCCACAAGACAATTCTCATGGGCGCACGACTTCTGGAGGTGATTACGAGTGAGCTTGAAAAGAACGGCATCAAGCCCACCCCTTGTTATTTAGAGTGTGTGTTAAATGTTATTGCTTACTCGATGTTCCGTCGGTGACAGATGAAAGTTTTCGATCAAGGAATGTTTCAAGTGCATCGTAAATAATGGAAATCGCCCCAGACGCCTGAGTGACAACCCCGCTGCAACATCCATGTATCAATATCCTCTTTGGCGGACATCGGTTTGCCGATTGCTGATGTCCGCCCTTTTTTAAAGTGAATTTTATGATGCGGTGAATGCGGCTATGCGCACGCGGAACAGTTAAACCGACAGGATGTCACGGAAAATCATCATCCCCTGCTCCGGCGTTAATTGTTAACTGGTTAACGTCACCTGGAGGCACCAGGCACCACATCAACAAAATTCATTTGTGAAAATGGAGATAATTATGATTGCTCATCACTTCGGAACTGATGAAATACCACGTCAGTGCGTGACACCTGGCGATTATGTTCTTCATGAAGGCCGCACATATATCGCTTCAGCAAACAATATTGAAAAGAGAAAACTCTATATTCGTAACTTCACGACAAAAACATGCATTACCGATTGCATGATTAAAGTCTTCCTCGGACGTGATGGTTTACCTGTAAAAGCGGAGTCATGGTGATAAATGTAAAAATAAAATGTGCCTACCATCTCTGCAATAAGGAAACCGAACAAACCAAATCCGTTAAAAGTCATCTTCATTTTATGAAAGGCACAATCCCCGTAACCGAAGAGCGGCAATATTGCAGTAAGCAATGCGCCGAAAATGACCAGATGGCACATGAACTCTAACCCCTCAACTTGATATTCAGACAATTCAGTTTCATGCCAGATATAACAGCACCATAGGCCTTAAAAAAAGGACATATAAAGTGAAAGAACTTAATCCTGACCAAATCTTTTCTGAAACCGAAAAGACAGCAGTAAATGAACTTAATGAAATTGCAAACCGCATCAGTAAAATATGCAAAGAATACAAAATCGACTATGTATTTTCTTTTTCAGTGCTTACAGAAGTTGGAAATAACGAATATAAAGACAGTCGTTTGGTTTCATGTGGGTTAAATGGCAAAACACCAAGCCCATATATTCATGCCGCATGTGAAGTCGTCAGAAGCAACATTGAAGCACAACAAATCCATGAACTGGCGCTGGCTCTTGAGTTTGCAAGAGAAAATTCTGAGTGCGACTGCCCTGAATGCCAGCACGAAAAGGAAAAAACAACTCACAAAACAGCAAACCAGGCAACCTTTCACTGAAATAAAAATCCGGCAGCGCAGGCTACCGGATTTCCTCCTGCGTCACTGTATTCGGAGAAATCAGACAAAGGGTCGCTTATTCTAATCCAGCCAGAGGTTTAAATACAATGAGCGCTGATAAACAGACTTTTGCACTACACTGCGAAGCAAAAAACGATAAAGTCAGAAAACGCCTTGGCATCAAAGGCGGTTTTTTCTGGACCGAGGCCAGAAAACTTTCTGTCGCAGTTTCCCGCTGCATTGCAGCCATGGACGATGCAGGCCACGACGAGGATGATTTCAAAAAACCCGTTCGCGTAAATTTCCCCGTCGTGAATGACCTTCCACCGGAAGGCGTGTTTGATACTGAATTCTGCAACCGCTATGAAAAAGGCGGTAACGATGGCATCACCATGATGGCTATCCCCTTCGATGACAACATCAACGGTGAAGATGCCACAACTGCTGGCGATGACAACGATAACCTGGACGGAACTATTCCGGATGATGTGGAGAAAAGCGAATCCCCGGACAGCGACGATAACTGTTCTGAGTGTGAAATTCCCGTCGCCACTCTGAGCCTTACTCATCGCTTCCTTCACCTCTTCTTCTTCAGCAAGGATGAAGATGGAAAATACCGGCATCACGCCACACCAGAACAACGTAATCAGGTGATTCGTCTGGAGATGGACACAGAAGACAGTTACCTTCAGAGCCTGCTTACTGCTGTGCGTTCACATCCAGAACTGGATAAGCTGACGAATTATCATCTGGGAAGACTGGCACAATCCGTTGGAAAGGCATTCTCTCACTCAACAACCCGTCATATCGGCCCGGCCGAATTCGACAAGTTCATCTCCACCTGGATGAAAACAGACTATGTGGATCAGGGATTGCTGACAAAAGAATGGCAGAAAGGAAATTGTGTTACAGGCATCACCCGTACGCCTTCCGGTGCTAACGCTGGCGGCGGAAATCTTACCGATCGTGGCGAAGGCTTTACCCACAATCAGGCATCACTGGCGCGAGACATTGCCACTGGCGTTCTGGCCCGTTCAATGGATGTGGATATTTATAACCTGCACCCTGCACATGCAAAACGCGTTGAAGAAATCGTTGCAGAGAATAAACCGCCCTTTTCTGTTTTCCGTGACAAATTCATCGCCATGCCCGGTGGGCTGGATTATTCCCGCGCCATTGTGGTGGCTTCCGTGAAAGAAGCACCAATCGGCATTGAGGCTATCCCGGCGCGCGTGACTGAATATCTCAACAAAGTGTTGACCGAAACCGATCATGCCAACCCTGATCCGGAAATCGTGGATATTGCCTGCGGTCGCTCCTCTGCCCCGATACCGCAGCGTGTAACAGAAGAAGAAAAACAGGATGATGAAGAAAAACTGCAACCATCTTGCGCAATGGCAGATGAACAGGCAACGGCTGAAACAGTGGAACCGGATGCAACTGAACATCATCAGGACACGCAGCCGCTGGATGCTCAGTCACAGGTAAATTCTGTTGATGCGAAATATCAGAAACTGCGGGCAGAACTCCATGAAGCCCGGAAAAACATTCCGCCCAAAAATCCTGTCGATGCAGATAAATTACTGGCTGCCTCTCGCGGAGAATTTGTTGAAGGGATTAGCGACCCGAATGATCCGAAATGGGTTAAGGGGATCCAGACCCGCGACTCTGTGTACCAGAATCAGCCAGAAACGGAACAGAACGACCCAAATACGCAACAAAACGAGCCAGAAACGAAACAGCCTGAGCCAGTAGAAACGGAGAAAGTTTGCACCGCCTGCGGTAAGGCTGGCGGCGGCAACTGTCCTGACTGTGGCGCGGTGATGGGCGACGCAACGTATCAGAAAACCTTTAATGAAGAAAATCAGAATGAATATCAGGAAAAAGGTCTGGAGGAAATGGAAGGTGCTGAACATCCGCACAAGGAGAACGCTGACAGCGATCCGCATCGCGATTGCAGTGATGAAACTGGCGAAGCAGCAGCTTCATCATTAGAAAAACTCGACTGGAAAAGACAAGTGGTGATTGCGGCGGTTTACGGTTTATGTGCGAATCCTGCAGGTATAGCCTCAGCGCCATTAATTCCGGGTATTGCAATGATGATTGCAAACAAACTTGAAAATTTTGGGGTGACGGATGATGAGTACATGCCCAATTTTTGATCGCATTGAAGAGCAGGCATGGTCACGCCACTACCAGCAAATCGTTCGCGAAGAAAAAGAAACGGCGCTGGCGGACGACCTGGAAAAAGGTCTGCCCCAGCACCTGTTTGAATCGCTCTGCATCGACCATTTGCAACGCCACGGTGCCAGCAAACAGGCAATCAGTCGCGCATTTGATGACGATGTTGAATTTCAGGAACGCGTGGCTGAGCACATCCGGTACATGGTTGAAACCATTGCTCGTCACCAGGTTGATATTGATTCAGAGGTATAAAACGAATGAGTACAGCACTTGCAACACTGGCCGGAAAGCTGGCTGAACGCGTCGGCATGGATTCTGTCGACCCGCAGGAACTGATCGCCACTCTTCGCCAGACGGCATTTAAAGGTAATGCCAGCGATGCGCAATTCATCGCGCTGCTGATCGTCGCCAACCAGTACGGACTTAATCCGTGGACGAAAGAGATTTACGCCTTCCCTGATAAGCAGAACGGCATTGTTCCGGTGGTGGGCGTTGATGGCTGGTCCCGCATCATCAATGAAAACCAGCAGTTTGATGGCATGGACTTTGAGCAGGACAATGAATCCTGTACATGCCGGATTTACCGCAAGGACCGTAATCATCCGATCTGCGTTACCGAGTGGATGGATGAGTGCCGTCGCGAACCATTCAAAACCCGAGAAGGCAAAGAAATCATCGGACCGTGGCAGTCGCATCCCAAACGGATGTTACGGCATAAAGCCATGATTCAGTGTGCCCGTCTGGCCTTCGGATTTGCTGGTATCTATGACAAGGATGAAGCCGAGCGCATTGTCGAAAATACCGCATGCACTGCAGAACATCAGCCGGAACGCGACATCACTCCGGTTAACGATGAAACCATGCAGGAGATTAACACTCTGCTGATCGCCCTGGATAAAACATGGGATGACGACTTATTGCCGCTCTGTTCCCAGATATTTCGCCGCGACATTCGTGCATTGTCAGAACTGAAACAGGCCGAAGCAGTGAAAGCTCTTGGATTCCTTAAACAGAAAGCCACAGAGCATAAGGTGGCAGCATGACACCAGAAATTATCCAGCAACGCACAGGTATTGACATAAACAATGTCGAACAGGGAGATGATGCATGGCAAAAATTACGGCTCGGCGTCATCACAGCTTCAGAAGTTCACAACGTGATAGCAAAACCCCGCTCCGGAAAGAAATGGCCTGACATGAAAATGTCCTACTTCCACACCCTGCTGGCTGAGGTCTGCACGGGTGTGGTCCCGGAAGTTAACGCCAAAGCCCTGGCATGGGGAAAACAGTACGAGAACGACGCCAGAGCCCTGTTTGAGTTTACTTCTGGCGTGAATGTTACTGAATCCCCGATCATCTATCGCGACGAAAGTATGCGTACAGCCTGCTCTCCCGATGGTTTATGCAGTGACGGTAAAGGCCTTGAACTGAAATGCCCATTTACCTCACGGGATTTCATGAAGTTCCGGCTCGGTGGTTTCGAGGCCATAAAGTCAGCTTACATGGCCCAGGTGCAGTACAGCATGTGGGTGACGCGAAAAGATGCCTGGTACTTTGCCAACTATGATCCGCGTATGAAGCGTGAAGGCCTGCATTATGTCGTGGTCGAACGGGATGAAAAATATATGGCTGGTTTTGACGAAATGGTGCCGGAGTTCATCGAAAAAATGGACGAGGCACTGGCTGAAATTGGCTTTGTGTTCGGAGAGCAATGGCAATAGCCAGTAACAACGAGGTAAAAATGACGTGATAATCAAGGAGTACCACTGGTGTTCGTTCTTATCCAGCGCGGGCAGTCTTTCGTTGATGCCAACAACTATCCGGTAGAAATATGCAAGGTAACTCTGACTCAGGTGATCTGCCGAAGGCTCGACGGCAGAACCAGAGCCACTTCAATTGGTGCATTTAATGAAGAATTTGAGCGAATCGACCACAACGAACTACACATGATTAAAGCGGAAATTGAGAAGGAAATGCATATTGCCAGCCTTCGAAAAATGCGACGTACATCAATCAACTGACAACCGCCTTCGGGCGGTTTTTAATGGCAAAAATATGGATTCACACAGTATCACCCTCAAAGAGGCCTGTCAGTTTCTCAAGATATCAAGGCCAACAGCTGTTAACTGGATACGAACGGGCCGACTACAGGCAACACGAAAAAATTCTTCCGGTAAAAGATCACCTTATCTCACAACCCGGCAAGCCTGCATTGCAGCACTTCATTCACCGCTGCATACTGTCCAGGTGAGCGCGGGTGATGGCATAACAGAGGAAAGAAAATGTCACTCTTCCGCAGAGGTGAAATATGGTACGCCTCGTACTCGCTCCCGGGCGGGAAGCGAATTAAGGAGTCTCTTGGCACAAAGGACAAGCGGCAAGCTCAGGAGTTGCACGACAAGCGAAAAGCAGAACTCTGGCGAGTAGACAAACTGGGGGATATGCCAGATGTCACTTTCGAAGAAGCCTGCCTGAGATGGCTTGAGGAAAAAGCCGACAAGAAATCCATCGATTCCGATAAATCCAGAATCGCATTCTGGATTGAGCATTTCGAGGGTATAAGGATTAAGGATATATCGGAGGCAATGATCTACTCAGTTATCAGCAAAGCGTATAACCGAAAAACAAAGGAGAGATGGAAGTTGCAGGTGGAGGCTGCATTAAGAAAAGGGAAAGAACCACCAGCCTATATACCTAAATCGGTGAGCACGCAAACAAAAGCAACACACCTGGCAATGATCAAGGCTATTCTGCGCGCCGCAGAGCGAGACTGGAAATGGCTTGAAAAAGCACCTGTAATCAAAATACCTGCCGTAAAAAACAAACGCGTGAGATGGCTGGAAAAAGAAGAAGCCAGGAGACTCATTGATGCATGTTCTGATCCCCTGAAATCTGTAGTTAAATTTGCACTGGCAACTGGCCTGAGGAGATCAAACATTATTAATCTGGAGTGGCAACAAATCGATATGCAGCGACGTGTTGCCTGGGTAAACCCTGAAGACAGTAAGTCAAACCGCGCTATTGGGGTCGCACTGAATGACACTGCCTGCAAGGTGTTGCGTGATCAAATAGGCAAACATCACCGCTGGGTGTTTGTTTATACCACTGCTGCCAGAAGGCCTGACGGGACAATGACACCAAGCATCAGAAAGATGCGCCTGGACTATAACACATCGTGGTTAACAGCATGTCGTCGGGCAGGAATTGAAAATTTCCGTTTTCATGACCTCCGCCATACCTGGGCCAGTTGGTTAATTCAGTCAGGTGTACCGCTGTCAGTACTTCAGGAAATGGGCGGCTGGGAGTCTATCGAAATGGTGCGTAGGTACGCACACCTTGCACCTAATCATTTGACAGAGCACGCGAGGAAAATTGACGACATATTGGGTGACGATGTCCCAAATTTGTCCCACCCTGAGGTTTTTGAGGATGCAAAGAAAGCATAA